TTATTTAGCATTCTTTATGTAAGCAGCAACTTTTTTGTCTTCACCTTTTATATGTTTTATAAGCCATGAAGCAATTATATTATTTACTTTAAATGTTAAAACTACGGAAGTTCCATTTTCTTCATACTCACTAACAATTTTGCTAACCTCTTCTTTGAAATCATCATGTAATTTTTTATGAGCTGGATAATCAGGATAATTATATTGTTTTTGCAACTTTTCTTCATCAATAAAATGCTTAACTGTATAATCTGTTAAAAAATTAATCGTGTTTTTTATTTCGTCACGGCCTTTTCCTTGACTGCATGCATTTAATAGATTATTTATTGCATCTATAAGCTCCCTGTGTTGTTTATCTATTGCTATATTCCCAGTTTCTAAACTTTTGTCGAAAGTATATGCCATTATAAAACCCTCCTACTATTTTGATAAATTTATACCCATATTTTGATAAACGAAACAAATTTTTAAAATATTTGCTTTAAAATTTTTATTTATTGGTGGATTATTCCTATTCGTATTGGTAGCTACAAACTGTTAGAGGGTTGAAATAAATACAGTATCCATCTATTTCTGTAAATAATCCATATTTCTGTTCATAATGCTTAAGTGTATCTTTTAAAAATTCCTCTGTTACACCTAAATTCTCAGACAATTCAAAAATATTTTTGCAGCCATCAAAAGAAGCGCTAATTAATTTCTCTAGTGGAATCAATTTTTCATAGCCCCATTTTCTTGCTAAAAGCTCTTGCTTTCTGTTGCTAATATTATTTTGATTTAATATATCCCCGGTTGTTGTATAATAATGACCTAATTCCTCTGCTAAGATACATGCTTTTTCTGCATTTGTACTTAATATAGGGTTGATTGCAATGATACTGTCAGCATATATTCCTTTTATTTTTTCACTCTTAAACCTTATTTCTATCACTTCAATATTTTCTTCATCTGCAATTTCTAATAAGCTTTCATATGACAAATATAACACCGCCTTTTATGTATTTTTTCTTTTGCTTAAAACAAATTTTTTAAATTCGTCTATCTCCTTTAATTCCTCTTCAGTCCAATCCTCATCGTCGTGGTGAGCTGCAATAGTGTTTATTTTTTCATCTTCATTTTCTTCCCATCCCATTAAATATGCAGGTGTTGTATTTAAAATTTCCGCAAGAGGCTCTAAAATAGTGATAGGTAAATTTTCAATTTCATCACTTTCATATCTATAAATTGTAGCCCTGTTTTTATTTAACTTTTCTGCTACCTCATCAACTGTTAGATTTAATTCTTTTCTCCTATTTTTTATTCTATTACCTATGGTCATAGTATTTCTCCTTTTACTAGTTAAGTAATATTGTTTATACAAATTATACCATGAAAATTGCATTAATGCAACAAATAAATAAAAATATTTTAAATAAATCGCATCTAAAGCGAAATAAATGTTGACATTGTTTTTGGTAAGTGGTATTATAATTTTAGTTGCATTGTATGCGAATATGTATATCAAAAATACATTAAGTTTCGAAAAAGATATTTTTTTAACTTCAAAGTCGCAAATGTGCGAAATAATTAATAATTAGTGGAGGAACAAATGGAAAAAGATAATAAAAATATATCAGTAGAAATAGGACAATTGAAGAAAAAGTTACTTAATTATACATACACTATATTTAAAATCGATTCAGTTAATGAAGAAATAAGAGATTTAGCAAGTACAATTGAATCTCAAAGAGATGTAAAATCAAAACAATTAACTGGTATGCCAAAGGGATATGGAAAATCAGACCCTGTAGCAACAGCAGTTGAAAAAATAATTGATGTATACAGTAGTGAATATTCAAGGCTAGAAAATGAATTAAAGAATTTACTTAATCAAAAATCAGAGATTGAAGAATTATTAAATAGCCTAGATGAACTAGAAAAAAAGGTAATAGAATATAAATATTTCAAAAAATATAAATGGTGGATGGTAGCTAATGCCATAGGTTATAGCGAATCAGACACTAAGAGAAGATGCAGAAAAATATTAGAAAAAATAATAAATAAAAAAGATGGTACGCTATGATACTTTTTATATGTTAGTATAAGGACAATGAAATATAAGTTAATGAAAAATTTTATAAAAAATAGTTTACAAATTCTAAATTAAAACTATCTTTATATAGTATAAAACAGTTTAACCGGTAAAGTGTTTTAAATAATTTTAGAAAAGCATTTAAAAAACTATACTCACCGGATTTTTAAACCAAATCCGGTGAAGTATTACTTAAGATGGAAGTATTTATGCTTACTCTTTGACGTACCCTAAGGAGTTTAATTTAGGCTTAATATAATCTTCGGATTTTATTTTAAAGTAAACGTGAAGATAAAGTTCAGGCTCCAGCTTAATTATACCATAAAACTCTTTATTGTCTGTAGCTTCTGTGGATAACTCATTGGTGATGTAAGGATAATGTCGATTTTCCTCAAAATAAGATAGAGGGTCAATATCTGCTAAAGTTTTAGAATCTAAGTCTATATCAAATAAATTGTCTGGAGTTGTAGATAGTTTGAACTTCGCTTCATCTTTTAAAAGGTTAAGTCTGTAAGGCAATTCGAGGCGGATATAGTTCTTTGGTAAGTTTTCACAAACACTATTTACGCGATATGATGTGGTGCTGTAGAGTGAGTTAGTGTCTAAATTTATTATACACTCTATATAACGGCTGTATATTCCTTCAGATCTGAATGATTGTATAATAGTTAACAAGTCTTCCGAAGAAAGTTGATTATCAAAAGATATATCAAAATAGGAACACTCATACCATCCTGCAGGTCCCAAATTACTCATACCAAAAAAGAAAGCATATCGATGTTTGCCTGTATCATCTAAACCATGATATTGATATGCCCATGAGGGATACCTGTTTTCTTCAAATATAATGGGAATGTCTTGAGTGTTGTATAATTTTTGAATATCTCCTATTATTTGATTTACCTCTATATGCTGAGGGTACATGTCTCCTGGTATATCTTTTTCAAACCTTTGAATATCAATGATTTCAAAGTTATAGTTTGCAGGAATATCTAAGTATGTATAAACCATAAAACTGGGATCAAAAAGATTACCTTCAAAATCTTTAGAGTAGCTTAAAAGCTCTACAATATGCGTTTTATCAGTTTTCCAAATACTACGATTAGATTGTAAGGAATTAATATCAGTTATAGAGCTGATAGGGTGTTGCTCTGGATCTAGGTTGTCAATTTCAGTAAGTTTATCGTTTTTACAACCGGTAAGTAGGATAATAAAGCTTAATTGTATTAATAGTTTTTTAAAAAGTGTTTTATTTACTTTAAACATTTATAACCTCCATTGCCATAATTAGAATATAAAAATAGTTTATCATTAATAACTAATATATGCAATGGTGAGTTAATAGTTATAAATAGTAATCTATAGAAGAGGGTGATTTGTGATATTATTTGTAATTAGTAAAATGTAACATTATACAGATGGATAATAAAAAATAATAACAAAGTGAGGAAAAGAATATGAATTCTGATTTAACAAAACATTCCGTAAAAGGAAGTAACAATGACACAAATAGTACAACACTCAGAGCATCTGCATTGATAGATGCACCAACCACAGTATCTGCAAGTAAATACACATTAGATTATTTTAAAACTGCATTTACAGAAGTTAATGTGACAGACTTTAGAGCTCACACATCACCTGCACTTGTTGGTAATACACGTAAGATAGCCGATATGAGCCTACCATTCAATCAACTGTCAACAGAAATTGTAGGGGTCAACTCCAAGTATCAATCAGCATGTATGGCATTTGCCACTGCTTCTATAATGACCTTCTATACTAAAAAACTTATTTCTCCTGGATGGTTTACTATTGCAGCAAGTGGATCTTACACTTATGGTGAGCCAATGAAGGATTTTAAGGTGAACGGTGTAAAGAATCTACACTTAGATAAATTAACTATAGGAACTGAAAGTGAAAATGTGGCTACAATAAAAGCAAGGATAGAGGACGGACAACCTGTATTAGTATATTGTACAGGTAATGGTAAATATGGTGAGCATTGGGTCGTAGCTTACGGCTTTAAGAATAATTGTGCAACAAAAAATGATATTCTTGTTTTAGATTCAGCCAATACAACATCTCTTAGATATGGCAGGAGTATAGATGGTTCTATTGATTTAACCTTAGGTAGCTCCATGGCATACAATAAGGTATCTGATGCAAATGGAAATTATAATATCACTGAAATAAGAGTAGTTAATAAGTATTAAAAAATTAGTATATATAACTATAAAGCTAAGAGAAAGCTTAAGTGAGACCATTAAAAAAGCGTTTAAATAACGTTTATAAATGAGGATTTTGCGAAAATGCTATATAAGAAGACAATTGAAAAATATAAACTTTTTAGTCCAGCAGGATAAAATCTGCTGGATTTTTTATGCCGCTTTCAAATACATTTCATGCTTCTCCATTGGTGTCAATATACCAAGATTTCTTTGTAAGCGCTTGTTATTATAATAATCTATATAGTCTTCAATCATTTTTACTATAGATTCTCTGCTGGTAAATCTTTTTCCGTAATAACGTTCACGTTTTATAATACCCCAAAATCCTTCCATTGGTCCATTATCAATACATTTTCCTACCCTTGACATGCTCTGAATCATTCCTGCCAATTCAAGCTTAGCTCGGAATGCTTTGTTGGTATATTGATATCCTCTATCACTATGGAAGAGTGGATGAGCATTTGGATTGGCTTTAACAGCAGCATCAAATGTATCAAAAACAAGAGCATTATTATTAGAGTCTCGAAGAATATATGATACAATGCGTCTATCAAATAAATCAAGAATTGCACTAAGATAAACTTTGTGCTTTTCGTTTTCAATGAAATAGTGAAATTCAGTTACATCAGTGAGCCACTTTTCATTTGGTGCTTCTGATGTAAATTCTCTATTCAGTATGTTCTCGACTATATACTGAGGATTTTTTGATTGACGTGTACATCCATTACTTGAGTACTTAATAGTAGATTTTATATTTAATTTACGGCAAATTCGCAACACTCGTTTATCATTAACTTTACAATCATGATATCGTTCTAAATCATCTCGAATTCGACGATATCCTTTATCAGGATTTTCTGTATGTATTTTTTCAATTTTATCCGCAATCAGTAGGTTTTTTAATTCACATGCAGGGATTTCACGATGCAACCATTTGTAATAACTAGCTCGTGCTACTTTTCCAACCTTGCACAAAGCACCGATAGAGTAATTATGTTCTTCATGTTCTTCTTTAATTGCCTGATATATATATTCATGTTTAACTAGGCTTAGCCCCGCCTCCTCTCTATTTCCTCTAGCTTTTTTAAGAAAGATGCCTCCATTTCAGCTTGTTCTTTTTCAGCTCTTAAAATTTTGTTTTCAGCTTTAAGTCTCTCTAATTCGGTCATTTCGTCTTCAGATTTTCGTTTTCCACGTTTGTCCTGAAGTGCACCAACTCCATTGGCTTCATATTTTACAGTATAATTACGAGCTTGTTGATATGATATATGATATTTTTCAGATGTTTCAGCATAATTATGTTCATGTGCAATACAATACTGCACAATTTCTACACGTTCATCAAATGTTGTTTTTCTTCCATTGGTCATAATTGGATATCCTCCTGTTCCGGAAGCTTTTAGCTCCTTATGACCATTATACATTAAAATCCACTGTTGTAATTTACTTTTTGATCTAATTCCATATTTTTTGCAAATATCTGTTTGAGAACCATATCCAGAAAGATAATCTTGAACAGCTTGAATCTTAAGTTCAGCTGAATATCTTTTGTTTTGATTCATAAAAAAGGCATCTTCACCCATACTTTCGTAATTAAAAATCCACTGTTGTACAGACGTTTTGGATATATTATATTGTTCTGCAATTTGTCCTTGACTAGATAGACCATCCAGATACCTTCTGACAGCAGATATTTTATCTTGTGCAGATATTTTTCTTTTAGACATAAAAATGCTCCCTTCTAAGATAAAGTGATTTTATTTTTTCACTTGTCTACCTAGAAGGAAGCATATCATTTTAGAAGAGCAACAGCTCTTTTTTTTATTTAAATATGATATGGAAAATCAGACGCTAAGAGAAATATTAGAAAAAATAATAAATAAAAAACATGGTACGCTATGATACTTTTTATATGTTAGTATAAGGACAATGAAATATAAGTTAATGAAAAAGGCACTCGAGTTTGAGTGCCTTTTGTGTTGAAAGAGTGAAGAAGAAACTCTTCACTTTATAATTATCTTGATGCAACAAAGCGGCATAATGGAGGTGATAATATAAAAATTAAAACTATATTGAAAAACAAACAACCAGAAACCTATAAAATGCTAATAAATCATATTGATGATGAAAAAGAAGATGACAAATTATCCTTTAAAGATTTTGAGAAAATGATGAAGCACGATAGCTACAAAAGACATAAAGGAGCAATACGTCAAGTTAATCATAAATAGATTATTAGCACATTGAAGGGAGGTGGTATGAATGCTGTTGCGAAAGATAGGAGGTGGTTGAAGGTGTTAGGAAAATGAATTTAAACTATTATAATTAAATAAGTAAGAAAGTGTGATGTTATATGATAACAGTAGAAAAAATAATTTATGAGGTTAATAGATTAATACTCTTGGATTATAATTATCCAATATATTTTGAAAATATACCGGAAGTTATCAGCACTAACTCCTTTGGTATTAATTTGATTAACTATAAGGTAACAAGCATTAATAAAAATACTAATCTAGAAAATGTAGAATTATTAATATCATATTTAATGCAGAATGACAGCAGTAATCCTGATATTATAGGAAAAGAAAAATATAAAGTAGTTGATAAGCTAAAAACTATATTTGGAAAAGGAAATATTTCTATAGAGGATAGAGCTGTAAAGGTAAGCGTTGAATATAAGGAAATTATTAATAAGCTTGGAATATGCTTAAATTTTGAATATTATGAAGATGCATATATAAGCGCAGAAACAGTTGAAACAATAGGTGAATTATCAATAAAACAAGGATTATAAGGAGAAAATAAATTATGGGTTTACCAAATATAATGATTAATTTTAAAACGATGGGAATAAGCGCAATTAAAAGAGGAAATAGAGGCATAGTTGCAGTTATTATTAAGGATAATGGCAAGACTGGTGCTTTTAACATGGAGAGTATAAACGATATACCAACTACATTATCAGCAGATAATAAGGTATATATACAAAGGGCTTTTATAGGTGGAACCAGTGTTCCTAAAAAAGTAATTGCTTTTTCATTAGCAGTAGATGCAACAGACTACACAGAAGCATTAAATTATTTTGCCACTGAAAGGTTTGATTATTTAGTTTGTCCACCAGATACAACTAACGAACTAGCAAATTTAGTTGCAACATGGATTAAATCACAAAGAGAAAGCTTTGATAAAAAAGTAAAGGCTGTTCTTCCATCAGTGACAGCTGATCACGAGGGAGTAGTTAACTTTGATACGAACAATATTAAAGTTGGAGAGTTGACTTATACAAATGCACAATATTGCAGTAGAATAGCAGGTATTTTGGCAGGAACACCATTAACTATGGCTGCAACATTTACAATATTAAATGAGGTAACAGATGTTCCAAGATTAACTAAAACTCAAGCAGATGAAGCTATAAATGCTGGTAAATTAGTTCTATATCATGATGGAGAAAAAGTTAAAATAGCAAGAGCTGTAAACAGCTTAGTTACTGTAACGCCTGAAAAGGGAGATGCATTTAAGAAAATTAAAATAGTTGATATAATTGATATGATACATAATGATATAAAAACAACCGTAAATGACAATTATGTAGGAAAAGTATCTAATAGCTATGATAATAAATGCTTAATTCTTGCAGCTATTAAAGGCTACTATGAGCAGTTAGAAATGAATGGAATTATTGATAAAGACAAATCAAATATTGAAATTGATACTGTAGCTCAAGAAGCATATCTAAAAGGTCAAGGTATTGACACATCTATACTAAATGAATATCAATTAAAATCTGCAAATACAGCAGATAAGGTGTTTTTAGCATCTACTGTAAAACCGCTTGATGCTGTAGAAGAAATTAAATTGAATGTAATAATATAATAATAAAATTAATCAACTAATGGAGGTTATTAAATGAATAGAAATACAATAGAAGCAAAAAGAGTTATAAATGGTACACACGGTGAATTATGGTTAGATGGAGAATATGTTGCAGAAGTAACAGGATTTCAAGCTAAGATAGCATTAAAAAAAGAACCTGTTACTATGTGCGGTAATATGGCTGAAAAACAAAAGGTTGTAGGTTGGTCAGGCACAGGTTCTATACAAATGAATAAGGTATATTCACGTATGGCAAACAAGCTTGCTAAGATTTTAAGTGAAGGAACTGATGCAAGATTTATAATTATGTCAAAGCTTGCTGATCCGGATTCATACGGCTCAGAGAGAGTTGCAATAAAGGATGTTTCTTTTGATGATTTAACTCTTGCTGATTGGGCTGCCAGCACACCGGGTAAAATTGAAACTCCATTCACATTTAGTGACTATGAGTTTTATGATATGATATCAGCAGAATAATATATTTAAAGCCTTTACAAGCTAATATTAGCATGTAAAGGCTTTTCTTTACAAATTAAAACAATTGAGGAGGTAATAAAATGAGTACATTAGATACTTTATTATCAATAGATAATAACAAGTTAAATGTGACAAATGAAAAGATAAATATTATTAGACTATCAGAAATGGCTGGTGAGGATGTTATTTTCGAAATACGTCCATTATCAATAAAGGAAATAAATAGTTTTCCTAAAATGGACGACACAGATATGTTGATACATGCAATATATATGGCATTAGTAAGCCCTAAGCTTAGTGATGAGAGACTGTTAAAAAAATATGATTGTTTAACTCCAAAGGAATTAATTAAAAAAATCCTTTTACCAACTGAAATAAGTGGATTATATTCAGCCTTTAACCGTGCAATGGGATTTGTCGAAAATGGTGAAGATAATGAAAAAACATTAGAGGAGGGTGCAAATTAATGAATGCTATTGATGTATTATTAAATAATGATGTTGCTATAAGCAACATAAAAAAGGATGTAAAAATAAATAGATTATCTGATTTTGCAGGAAGTGATGTTGTTTTTAAGGTTAGAGCAATCTCCTATGATGAATATGTAAAAATCCTTCGTGAAGATGATAATGCCAATGTGAAGCTAAAGGTCTGCAGTGTAGGAGTAGTTGACCCAAATTTAAATAATAAAAGCTTACAAATGAAATATAGTGCAGCAGATTCAGAGGATTTAGTGGATAAGATGCTTCTTATGGGTGAAGTCTCAATGCTATATGATGAAATATGCAATATATCTGGCTTTAACGATGAAACCTCTAAAATTGTTACTATAAAAAACTAATTGAGACAGACGGTACAGCTAGGCTTATGTATTACATGTTTGTTAGACATGGCATTATGCCGTCTGTCATATATAATGCAAGTGAGGGAGAGAGAATTCTTTGCAATGCTATGATAGAAATAGAAAACGAATTAATAACCAAATCAAAAGAGGACGGTGATAAATATGCCGCTGGTTAATAATTACTTTGATTTTTCTGCTGGAAATTCTATAAAAGAAATTAGAAAAATGGAAACAGAAATGTCAAAATTATTAAAAACATCAAAATCTGTAGCATCAGAAATAAATAAAATTAGTAATAAGAAAATTAATCTTAGTCTAAATACAAAAGGTGTAGAGAATGGTATAAAGGGAGTATCTAATAACATAAATAAAATTAACAATAAGAAAATTAACCTTAATTTAAATACAAAAGACATAGAAAAGAACATAGGTAATGTATCTAGTAGACTTAAATCTCTTGGTACTAATGTTGAACACACTATGACAAAAGTAAACGGTTCAGTATCAAAGCTTGATAATAATATGAGCTCAAGAGGTGGAGCAAATGGAGATTTCTCAATGCTTTATGAAGGAATAGCCTCATATGCTGGTCAATTTTCAGATGCTCTTTTACCAAGTGGTGCAGGCAGCATATTATCAGGAGCAGCAAATGGTTTTGCGGCCGGAATGCTTACAGGCAATCCAGTTATTGCCATTGCTTCGACGATAATAGGAGCCGGTGCAGAATGGGCTTTATCAGAAGTAAAAAAAGAGACTGATAAGAAAAAACAACGTATAAGCTTTGCAAGTAATATTATAACTACATATTTACCTAAAATAGCCATGAGTTCTATAAGTTATGCATCAAATATGGAACAATCACGTATTAATTATGAAAACATACTAGGTAAAGATAAGGGAAATGCTTTTGTAGATAAGATGCTAGAATCATCTAATAAAAATAATATTTATGAATACTCAGACCTAGATAATGCTGCAAAACAAATGCTTACAGCTGGTTTTGGACAAAACCAAACTCTTAGAATTTTTGATGCTGTAGGCAATGCATCTGTCGCGAGTGGTGGTGGAAAAGAAGAGGCTCTGCAAATGGTGGAAGCTATAAAAAATATGCAAACTACTGGTAAAGTGACATTTGAAAATATGGATGTATTTAAAAATATAGGTGTTGATGCATATGGTATTTTGGCTGATTCCATAGAGATAACAGGCAAAAAAACTAGAGCAACCAAAGAGGAACTGAAGGATTTAATTTCCAAGGGAGTTATACCAGCAGATAGTGCAATAAAATTTCTAATATCTGGCCTAGAATCGAAATATGCTGGCATGATGTATACACAAGATCAATCTTTTAGTGGTTTAATTTCTACACTAAAAGATAGTGCAAATCAAATTATTCTTGGTCCTCTCGGTAAAGGATTCATAGAAGGAATTAAACCAGCATTAGCAAGTTTTGCATCTTTTTTTGGATTGGGAACAGAAGGTTTTAGCAATTTAAAGAATGAAATATCTAGCTTTGGATATAAAATAGGAGAACTTGCAGGTGGTGCAATTAATACATTAAGAAATACTTTTAACGAATTTTTTAATAATGAAGAATTTAAAAATGCTTCATTACCAGATAAGTTTATGATGGTTTTTAAAGCATTAAAAGGAAAAGCAGATGAATGGTATAAAACAGAAGGAAAAGAATTGACGGATTCTATAAGAGATTTTTTTACAAATTTCTTTACTGAATTATCAACAGATAGTGTGTTTATAGATGCTGTACAAGGTTTGTGGTTAGCTATTTCACCTGATAGCGACACAGTAAAATCTATACTATTGAAAGCAGCAGGATTGGACTTTCTTAATTATGATATAAAATCAATTCAGGAAAAAAATGAAGGAAGAACAGATAAGAATCCGAATTATGGTAAAACTGTAGAACCTAGACTTCCCTTAAAAGCTATCGGTCTAAACCGTGTACCATACGACTATTACCCAGCACTTCTACACGAAGGCGAAGCAGTTCTAAGAAGAACAGAGGCTGATAATTACAGAAATGGTGTTGGCAAAGGTGTCATAATCAGCAAAATAGCCGACACAATTGTAGTAAAGGATGAGACTGATATGTACAAAATAGCTAATATATTGGTCAGTGAAATAGAAAAAGCAGGATTAGTATATGGAGGTGCAATGTAATGGAATTTTGGTTAATTGATGAAAAAAATAAAATAGAATTTAGGCTTCCCATAACACCATCAGGTTTTGACATTGAAAGAGGCAATAAGATAGAGACAGTTAATATAACAGAACTTGGAGACTTAAATATTATTGGGTCACCAACTTTGGCTACTATATCTATATCATCATTTTTTCCAAGCAAGAATTACCCTTTTAAGTTACCAGATACAATTAGCATTAATAATCCATATGACTATATAAGGCAATTAGAAAGATTTAAAACCGAAAAAACAATATTAACATTTATTGTAACCGATACAAATATAACAGACTTAGAGGTTATATTAGAATCCTATAAATACAGCGAAAAAGATGGAACAAGAGACATCTTTTATGACTTAGTTTTGAGAGAACATAGAAAAGTTAAATCTGTAATAGGAGATCTTGCCTCAGAACGTCCCAATACAAATTCACCTAAACCTAATAACGTTGAATATATTGTTAAAAAAGGCGACACTCTCTGGGCAATAGCTAAAAAATATTATGGTAGTGGTTCACAGTACCCAAAGATTGTAAAGGAAAATAATATTAAAAATCCAAATATTATATTCCCAGGACAAAAATTTATTATTCCATAAAGGCTGGTGAAATTATGCAAGTGTTATTAACTAACCAAAAAAATGTGACAACTGATATAACAAGTATAATACCTGATATACAAATAAGTGGTGATTTGTTAGGGGTTTCAAGAACGCTTAATTTTTCATATGTATATTCTAATATTGACTCTAATATTTTAGCGGTAACAGTAGAAACAGGGGATTTAGTGCAGGTGTTTCTAAATGATAAACAGTTATTCTACGGTCATGTATTTATGATTGATAAAGGAACAGATAGCAATACAATTGATATAACATGCTATGACTATGGTATCTACCTTAAAAAAAATCAGCATTCATATAAATTTAGAAACATCACTCCAGAAGCCGCAACTAAAAAAATTTGCAGTGATTTTAAAATTGATATAGGCAATATAGCAAGTACAGGAATAAATATATCAAGAAATTACTTTGGCGTAGATTTATATAGTATTATCATAGGTATGTATTATCAGGCTAGCTTAATAAACGGTAAAAAATACATGATTAGGTTTACAAGCAAAAAGCTTGATGTAATAGAAAAGGGAGACACTAACACCTCACAGCTTTTACAAAGCGGATATAACATATTAACCTCTAATGTATCAGAATCCATAGACAACATGATAAACTCTGTAGCTATATTTAATAAAAATGATGAGCTAATTCATACTAATATAAAAAATGCTGATGATATAATGTTGTATGGTCTAATGCAGGCATATTTAAAAATCGATGATTCTGGTACATATAATGAAAAGGCTAAATCCATGCTAAAAAGCGTTGAAAGAAAAATGTCTGTAACCAGCTTTGGCAATACAAAGTGTATAACTGGTAACACAGTAATAGTTAAGGAACCAGTAACAAAACTATTTGGCCTTTTCTATATAGACAGCGATGTTCATGCTTGGAAAAATGGTATTTATACAAATAAGCTTGTTCTTAATTTTCAAAACATTATGGATGAAAAGGATATAGGTGAAATTGTTAATGTTAGTTCTTCAGATGAATTAGGCTGGAGATTTGTTGGAAATGTGCCTGAAAATATATTTATTTATCATGACAATGAGATAATAAGTAAATATTAAAACTAAGGAGTTGATTATATGTCTAACAATAATCCATATTTAAAAATAATACAAATAATGAGAGAACAAGGAAGTTATAATAATCCAACTTCTTTTTTTATTGGCAAAGTAATTTCAAGAGAGCCTTTGTTGATTAAAGTAAATGGATTACAAATAGATAAAAGTGATTTTTTAATTTCATATGGACTACAGCAAAGCCTATATATTGGGGATAGCGTACTTGTGTTAGTATCTAATGATAAACAAAGCTTCGTTGTAGCCAATAAGGTGGTGAAAGAGTGAAGAAAAAACACTCTTCACTTTAGTTATTATGATACCGCAAAGCGGTATAATGGAGGTATATATGAGTAGTATTTTCCCTTTTTTAAACAGTGGTGTCGATAAACCTCAAATACCAAGTGAACTTAAATTATTTGAAGAAATAGCTTGGGATTATGAAAACAACACTCCATTGATAATAGATGGAGAATTTAAAAAGGTTTATAAAAATGATGCACTGAAGGTATGGATATACAAAGCGCTAAAAACAGAAAGATATAAATATCCTATTTATTCTTGGAATTATGGCAATGAACTAGAAAGGCTTGTAGGGATAAACAATTACCCAGAAATGATAAAAAGCAAAATGATAAGATATATAAATGAAGCTGTATTAATCAATCCTTATCTAAATAGTATATCAAATATAACTATATCTTCTGATTCTGACAAAATAAATGTAAGCTTTGAGGTTAAAACAATATATGGAAATATGGAGGTGAATGCAATTGTATGAAAATAAATCCTATGAAAATATAAAGCAGGAGATATTAAATAATATAAATCTTAGCTTAAACAAAAGTGAAGGCTCTTTTCTAAATGATATGGTAAGTCCCATAGCATTAAAATTCAAAGATATGTTTGTTGAGCTTGATAAAACAATAGATTTGACATTAGTTGATAAAATAGTTGGTGAGTTTGTAGACAGACGTGTAGCTGATTATGGTTTAGAAAGAAAAAAGGGCACAAAAGCAAAAACTACAATAAGATTTACGGGCAATCAAAATACTGAAATACCAGAGGGAACATTAATACAAACTGCTAATGGGCTAATATATAAGACTATTAATTTAGGCAAAATAGAAAATAATTTTGTTGATATTGAAGCTGTAGCAGAAAATATAGGTGGTATATACAACATATCTCAAGGTTTAATAGTCAATCTTCCAATATCTATAAATGGTATAATTAGTATAACCAATATAGTTGATGCTACTGGAGGTACAGACATTGAAACGGACGATAGTCTATTAAAAAGATATTTTGATCTTATACAAAACCCAGCAACAAGCGGAAATGAAGCTCACTACAAAATCTGGGCAAATTCAATTGATGGCGTTGGAGATTCTAGAGTATTTCCAACATGGAATGGTGCTGGAACTGTAAAGGTATTAGTTATAGATAGCAATAAAATGCCTGCAAACAGCTCTATTATTTCAGCTGTAGCAAGTTATATAGAAACAGTAAGACCTGTTGGAGCAATAGTCACAGTTGAAGCTCCAAACGTCAAAAATATTGATATATCAGCTAAGCTAAATATTTCATCATCAAGTAATTTACAAACTGTTACACAAAAATTTACTGAACAATTAAATAAATATATTAAAGATTTAGCGTTCAGCGGACTAGAAGTATCATATGCCAAAATAGGAAGTATCCTTCTAAGTACAGATGGAGTAATAGACTATTCCAATTTAAAAGTAAACAGCAATACTATAAATGTTCAAATAGCAGATACTGAAATAGCTGCTGTTGGAACAATAAGCCTAACATAGGAGGTTAACATGAAAGAATTTATAAAAATGTTACCCTCCTATTATTATGAAAGCAATGAAGTTGTATCAATTCAGGATTCTATAGAGGGGCAATATAAAATATTAGAGCAATGTAAGGATGATTTGATAAATCAATTATTTGTAGATACAGCAACTTGGGGATTAAATCTTTGGGAAAAAAGGTTTGGTATAGATACAGATATAACCAAATCTTATGAATACAGAAGGTCTAGGTTAAAATCTAAAATGAGAGGTATGGGAACTGTTACAAACTCATTGATAAAAAACGTAGCTAACAGCTTTGACAACGGAACAGTAGACGTTATTGAGGGGTTAAACAACATGCTGACAATAAAATTTATAGGCAGAACAGGTACCCCACCTAATTTGTCAGATTTAAAATCAGCGATAAATGAAATCAAACCCGCACACCTAGCTGTAATATATGAATTTGCATACCTACTAATTTCCAACATTGAAAGTATGACAATTGCAGAATTAGAAAATACAACAATAGAAAATTTTGCTTTCTAAAAAGGAGTGATAATAATGAGTATATTTTCAAATTTTTTAAAACTATTTAAATATGAACCAACAATAGACGCACAAAACACCTTTAATATTCAAACTGCATTGAATGACAACTGGGATAAGGTTGATACTTTCGCAAAAGATGTTAGTCAGCAGTTGGAAGATAAAGCGGACTTGATTGATGGTAAAGTACCGAGTGCACAATTACCAATTATGGATTATGCACCGGCATTGCACACACATACAAAAGCCAACATAATAGACTTTCCAGTTTCTATGCCTGCGAATGGTGGCAATGCTGATACAGTAAACAATAAAACGGTTGAGAGCAATGTGCCTGTTAATGCAAAATTTACTGATACGGTATATACACATCCAAGCACCCATCCAGCAAGTATGATAACAGGATTGCCGACAAGCTTGCCGGCGAGTGATGTGTATTTATGGGCTAAGCAACCGTCAAAGCCAAGCTATAGTTATTCGGAGGTTGGTGCAGCAGCAAGTTCACACAGCCATAGTTATGCACCACCTGTGCAAAGTGGTACAACAGTACCAACATCATTTGTAGGTGAAGGTGTATTATACGGAGTACATAACTAGGAGGTATATATGGCAACAATTTTAGGTAAAAGTGGAGTTAATAAGGAATTAATTGAAATTTATTTAGGAAATTCGGGTATTAGCAAAAAGGAGAAAGAACTGTATTTAGGAAAGAGTGGAGTAAATAAACAGATGTATAGTTCTAGACCTGTATTAAAGATAAAAATTACGAGTGTTCCTTTAAATGGGACAAGGATAACTTTTGATATACCTTTTGTTTTCACTTCTATAACTGCTAAAATAGATGCAACCCAAAATGATAGAGAATATAATGAAAGTACAACATTAGAATTATTTTTGAAAAGTGAAAGTAATTATTATAAAATAATAATGGAATATGATACTGGATATGCGATAAGACCAGGGCCGGGTGAAGAACCGGAAGGATCATCGCCGTCAATTCATACTAGTTTATATTCATCCGATTCTAATGGATCTACAGTTAATTATATCGATGGTTTTGCTGGTAATCCTAGATATAATGGTGTATATGCATATATAAAAGAAAATTTTCTCGAACTTAATGCAGATGTACAATGGACTATGGGATATGGAGAAAGTCCATATCCAAGAAAAATACCAATGAGTACTTTTCCAAATCAAGAATTAATGCTTATTGGATATAGAGCATCATTATCTGGTGGTACAGGAAGTATACAAAATTTAAATATCTGGGGATTTTAAAAGGTATGTTGGTATGATAAAAATATTAATAATAAAATAAAAGGAGAAAATTATGCAAAAAATTAAATTAAAAAATAATACAGAAATATCTGATATCCAGAGTATATTTGGATACACAGAAGCAATCGGAGAAAATGACAGACGAGAAACATTAGTAATTAAAGTATTAAATAATACAGTAGACAATTTAAACAGTGTATTATTTGTTGATACCTCTGTATTAGATTCAATTACAATTTTAGGGCAAGAGGAACGGACTAATCCCGAAACACAGGAAACAGAGAACATATGGGTAACGCAAGGAATACATGAAAGATACAATCTGCCTTGCAGCATAACAAAAGACATAATAAATAATGTCATTGAAGTTAAAATAGCTAGAAAATCTACCTTAGAACAACAATTATTAGAAACACAATTAGCAGTTGCTGAGTTAGGAATTATGCTAGGAGGTACAGTATAATGGTTAAAATATATGTAAATTTAATTAAGCAAGGACTATGGAATATAGAACAAGTACCTGAAAGATGGAAGGCAGAAGTACAAGAAATACTTAATCAATAAAAAATTTTTATATATAACGCTAAGAGATTTTAAATTAACTATTTAATTTAAAATCTTTTTTTTATCTAAATTTATCTTAGAAGGAGGATAAAATGGGTAAATTATCAAATTTTTTTGATTTATTTAAACGTAATTTATCATCAAAAAACAATAATATTAATGATGAGTCGATTTTAAATGAATATGAAAATGTAGAATATAATTTGAAAGAAAATGATTACAATTCAAATCAAATTGATAGCAATGAAAATATTAATGTATCTAAAGAACAAAGTATAAGCAATTATACCTTAAATAATACTTTTAGCAATGAAAGTGATTTTTTAAAACTATTCAAATATGATTCCATAGCAGACAGTTCAAAAACCTTTAATATAGAAACAGCACTAAATAATAACTGGGATAAGGTTGATAACTTTGCAAAAGATGTAAGTCAGGAAATGGAACATAAAGCGGACTTAGACGAGAATGGTAAAGTGTTAACTAGCCAATTGCCAGAAATTAGTTCGAGTGCTGATGGTATAACAATAACTGATATGGCAGGAAATTTTATATCAGATAATGTCGAGGGAGCTTTAGCAGAGCTTTTCAAATCCGCCAATAATGGTAAAACAGCTATTAGAAACGCCATGAGTGGAAAAGGTGTTACAGTTAGCTTAGAAGATACTTTCACATTATTGGCAAGTAAAATAACTGCACAAATGTGTAAGTTTAGTGGTACTGCTATTGCAAATGATGTGTTAAGTGGTAAAACTTTTATAAATAGTAGTGGTAATGTGGTTACTGGAAATATGACTAATCAAGGTGCTGCATCACAAGCACTGATTACACAAGGACAACAATATACTATACCTAGTGGTTATCATAATGGCAGTGGTAAAGTTACAGCCAATATAAGTAATTTAGTTGCTAGTAATATAAAAAATGGTGTTAATGTTGGTGGTGTTGTAGGTACGGTACCAGAGGCTTATATTAATACAAATATAATACATAATATTGGTTATTTTAGTAATACAAAGGAGGTAGCAAAATGGAACGCAGTAGCTATACCTAAATCAGGAAACAGACATAATTTACCTCCATGTTTAGCAGGATTGATACAAAGTACAGGTATAATGTATGGAAAAAGTGCTTCTTTACCATTAACTTTTAGGTTTACAACTAATGCTCCTGTTTATATTAAAATGGAAATGATGGGAAAGTATTTCAGCGATGACTCAACTTCTTCATCATACTCTGTAAATTATAGTATAGCCCAACCAACAATTATTAATGGTATTGTTGATATTGCTTTTACTAATATTTATGGTAATTCGATATCAAAAAATTATGGGACAATAAGTAGTAGCGATTATAGTAGGATATATATATTTAATCCTAATAATGCAACTATCAGTATTGATATACTTAATTCTATTAGTTATAACAGTGATGTAGAGCCTGTTATAAGTCTATCATTAGTTAGGTATTTTTATTAAGTAAAAAAAGAATAGGAGGTTAATATGAAAAAGTATATAAATATAGAAAATTCAAGTAATGTAATAGTTAGAGTACTATCAATAACTTATAGTACCACATCACCAAATGGATTAACCTATATAGAAATAAGCAATTATATTAAACCGCCAACATTAAGTAATCCTGCATTAGACATAGCTTATCCACTATATAACAAAGAGACACAAGAGTTCTACTGGATAATTGTAAATTATCAGACAACAGCAACAGAGGTAAACTTACAATTAGAAAATACAAAGTATCAATTACAAACAGCACAAGAACAAATAAATAAGCTATTAGAGCAACTTAATAATGCTAATGCTACAATATCGTTGCTTGCAGAGACTCAAGCGTATATTTTGGGAGGTGCTATATAATGAATGCAAAACTTAAAGTAATTTGTCTTGGAGTACAAGTTAAACTAGACAGAGGAGAAGATTTAGAATCAATTCTTACTTCTTATACAAAATTAACATCAGAGGAAAAAGAAATAGTAAGAGATAATTTTAATAACATGTCCGCATTATAA